TTGTAAAAGTTACTGCCATTTTAGTAATTTTCCAAATTTCGTGGTCTGTGGTATTTAGTCAATCCTTTTCCTCCACCTCTTGTCATTTTCACATTGTTCATTGCAGAATTATCTACTTCTTCTTGAAACCCTGCTACTTCTATTTCCCACTCATCATTCGCTGTGGCTGTGCTTGCTGATATACCTGATGATGCAGTTGCATTTTCGCCACCAAACCTTATTTGCAATCCATAAGCAAGGCTTTGATAATCTCCAGTAATAATTTCTTCACTTACTAGCTGAGTATTTTTTAACCCATTGCCATCTTTAACAAAAACATTGTATTTAGCAGTTCCTATTGCTCCTGCTGTAGTCGCACTAATCTTAACTTTAATTAAGTCATAATCAACTCCAGAAGCTCTGCCTCTTAAATCTACTGGTCTTACACTTCCTGATGTATAAGTAACATCTCTTATAATTCCTTTTGATGAGTCGCCTGTTGTCTGCCATGATAATGCTGCTCCTCCTTTATTTAAAGAATCTATATTTCCTTGTGCATCTTCCATTAAAGCTGTTGCTATTTCAGATGTTGGATCGTGGCTTGTAATTAGAAATGAAGCAGCTATAAGTGCAGTTGTTCTAACTATAATGTAATCAAAATTACCTGCTTTATCTTTAAATTGTTCTTTAGGCAGATTAGGATCAAGTTTAGCATCTAAGTATCTACTAGCATTTGCTGTGATTCTTGTAATCAATGCAGAAAATTCTTCTCCTGATTCTACAAGTTTATCATTTGGATTGCTTGCTGAGTAGTAATAAGTAATATCTTCTGCACTATTATAAAACCATTCTCCTTCGACATTTAGGTCTGTATGAGCAGATTGAGCTGCTCCTAAATCTTCTCCATCAACAAATAGTTGAGTCGTTAATCCACTATTGTGTGCTGCATATTTATTTGTTGTTACTTCTGTCCATCCATATAAAGCTCTTTTATTATCAAATGAATCTACTTGAGGAAATACATCCTTTAATTCTCTATGTGTGCAATATGTTGGTGCTGTCGCCATCTATCTTTTCCTCCTCCTTTTACCATAGTATGGTTTTTTTGCCTTTTTATTTGACTTACTTTTATAGCTGCTTTTTCTTTTTCTTTTATATGGCATTTTAATTGTAAGCTAAAATTTTAATAGTTGTATTTAGTTTAGGATTTACACATCTTGCACCAATGCTTTGAATTGTGTTTTTTCCATTAGTGGTATTAGCATCTACACCTCCTGAATGAGCAGAAGAATGTATAACATTTAAAACAAAATTTGCATTAGGAAGTGAAGTAAATCTAATTTCTCCAGTTTCATAATTTATTCTACCAGTACCTGCTCCAAGCAAATTACCTTGCCCATCATCATACATAAAGGCAGATTTGTTAGGAGAAGCATCATAAGTTTCTTTATCATAAACTGTATCATCTGGTAGTTTTGCTGCAACTGATGCTTCTACATCTCCTACTGCAGGAAATCTTCCAACTCCAAAAGGTGTTGTACCAGAAGTTGGTGCAGCTAATACTATTGCAGAAGCTGATAAATGCTGTCCTGAAGTAAACCTTACATCTCCATTTACAATCCCTACAGTAACTCTTTTTTCAAATAAGTTTCCTGATGTATAATATTGAACATTTAAAGCATCTTGTATTTTGTTTATAACTCCATTTTTACCACCAAAGTTTGTATTAGAAGAATCAGTTGTAAATGAAAGACTTTGAAATGTTGAACCTCCATCTACTGTTATATTAAAAGCATAAGCAGTAGAGGCAGCTAAACCACTATTAGTATTTGGGGTAATTCCAGACAAACCTATTTCTTGGTAACCTGCTTGATAAAATTTAATCCCTACAGAACCTGCTTGAACTCCATCAGATATTGCATCTCCTGTTCTTCCATATCCAAAAAAGTTTTTAGCATGAAATACACCATTCTTATCAGTCTGTGCAGTAGAAAATTTATCAAAGTCTGCAACCATATTAAAGAATGGTAGCCTGATTGCAACATCATCAGCATGAGTAGCAGCAGTTGAGCCAAATAAACCTCTTTTAATTGTGCAAGTGCTATTTGCTAAGTCTGCTCCAGTACCAACTGCAGTAACTTCACATATTTCATTCTCTATTCTAATCAAATCTCCAACTTTAAAAAATTTAGAATGTCCATTTTCTAAGTTTAATGTAGTGTGTGTAGCATCAGAACCCATAGTTGCTGATGTAGCATGATCTAAGTCTGCACCACTATCTACATACATATTAGAATCAGGTGCTGTGTTTTCTATTGTTGTAGCATTAGCTGCTGAAGCATCTGCATTATATCCACAAAACCTACCATTTGGAAGATATATAAAATCACCTGCAGGTAAAAGAACAGTAGCATATCTTAAATTAGTTGAGCCACCACCCATATCTACTGCATTTGCATCATCTACATTTGAATTATTTTTCCATTCTTGATATGAAAACTGAACCTCTGCAGGAACATCTCCCTCATTATAAATACAAAATGCTTTTAAAGAAGGAACTATAGAAGTCCCTTTTGTTGCACTTACACTAAGAATTGTTATAAATCCATCTGTATTATCTACTTCTTGTGTATTTTCAAATACTTGATTAAAATTTTTACTTTTACTAAAAGCATTTTGCCCTAAACTTAAATTTACATTAACATTCGCCATTTTTACTCCTCTACCTTAAATGATACTTTACTGTTGCATGAATCCCATAATCTGAATTAGCTGAGTCTTGCCTAAATGCAAAGACTAAAACTTTACCTGCATCTACATCTGCAGATTGAACTGTCATTTGTTGATAATAATTTTGCTCATATCCTGCTGATACTATGTCTGCACCATCAGCACAAACAACTCCTCCTGACAAATCTCCACTTGTAGCACCTGAAGTTGTTTCTATGTCATAGCTCATAAGATGACATCTGACTGTATCCCCTGTTGCTGCATCTCCTCCAACCCAAAATATTACTTTATCTATTGTTATATTATCACATAAATGAAAATAATGACCTATAAAATGAGAAGAATTAGTTGAAATAGTTACTGATGTGTCAGGATTTGTTCCTGTTCCTATGTCTTGAAGTGAAACACCAGTATACGATATACTGATAGGAATTGCATAATGTGTGCTATGTGAAGCTGCAGTTAATCCTGCAGAAGTCAGTCCAAAATTTAAATATTGTGTATTTACAGTATGCTGTCCTATGCCTGCTTTAACAAGATCATTTGTAGAATCAACAGTAACTAAAGCATTACCATCTTTATCAAGTATAACTGTGTTTGTAGTAGAATCTGCAGCAGGTTGTATTTTAGCATTTTGAGTAGATAGATATAAAGATGTACCATCTCCATCTCCACAAGTTATTTGTTTTATAGTGGTTGATAAGCCAGTATTAGAATTACTTGTATGAAGTATATCTTTGTAAACATCTTTTAAAGCACTACCTGTAAAACTTGCCATTATTTACCTTCCTTTTCTTCTTCAGACTCTTTTTTTAAATCTTCTAATTCTTTAATTTTGCCTTTTGTCATAATAAATTCTTGCTCAAGTAAAATTAATCTTTTCTTATATTCTTCAATTCTCTTGTCGTAATTTACCACATTTTCTCCTTAATTAAAAATTTGCCTAACTGGTTATATCCCATTTAAAAACAACTGTTATATTTGTATCATAACCAACTGTAGGTGTTGCTACATAAATTGCATAAATCTTGCCTTTAGTTAATGGTGCATAATCACTTCCAGTACCAGGGCTAGTTAAATCATAATCTAAAAATGTATCATCTGCTATATCAATAGTAGTATCTTTTCTATATATCACAAGACTAGGTACTTCTGTATTATCACTTGATTCTAAAATTCTTAAACTGAATGTTCCATCTTGTGCTACTTCGCTTCTGTAAATAAACTTTTCTATTGTGCAATTATATGGTGCAACAAATGATATAAATTCGTTATTATGAGTAGTTGATGTTTTTTCAATTATATATCCTGTCATTGGTATATATTGTGCAGTTTGCCCTGCATAAAAACCTACAAACTTTGTTTCGTAATGATATTTACCAATACCAATTATATCTGTACCAGCATCATCTGTAAAAGATAAACAATTAGGTGTATCATCTTTAATCCAAATTTGCCCAAATGCAGCACCATCACTTTGTGCAGCTGAATCTTCTTTTAAAAACAAACTTGCAGATTCAAATTTTGCAACTTGTGAACCAGAATTTTCAAATTTTATTCTAGTTGTGCTAGTATTGTTAAATGTAAGCACACCACCAGATTCTAATTCTAAACCACCACTTGTTATTATTTTATCTAATGAAGATATTGTTAGATCCCCACTAGAATATGTTACATCTGATAAATCATTTAATGCTGAAGCACCACCTGCATTATCATCTACATATTTTTTTGTAGCAACATGATAGTCGGAAGAAGGTGTGTAATTACCTCCATTATCTTTAGCAGTTATATTACCTGAAGCAGAATCTAATACTATATCTCCATCAATGTCTAACCCTAAATGCCCTGCTGTTCCATCTGAGTCTGTAGTTGCTATAGTTGTTGCACCATCTGCTGCAACAGTTAATGTGCATAAATCAAGCAAAGCTCCTGCTTTTTCAAATTTAAATACACCTGTTTCGGCATCTAAAATTATGTCATTACCTGCATCTAAACTTATATCTGCTTCTGTGCCACCACTTGCATCTACAGCTTGAAGTAAACAATTACCTCCAAGAACATACATTCTTACATAATCTTCATCATTGCTAGTAGAATACCATCTATACTCTCCAGTCCTAGCAGTAAAAGCCATCCTTTCATTGGGAGAGTTTAGTATTCCTCTAAGCAAAGTATCAAACTCTATTGCACCTCTAATTATCAAACTATCTTCAGAAAGCTCTAAAATAGATGATTTATCTCCGATTTTAATAGGTTTAGAGTCTGCACTTAGAACAGAATCATCTCCCAAAGAAATTGCATTTTTTCTATTAGGTTCAAATGAACCATCTTTAATAGAATTTAATGATGGGAGTTTACTTCTTGGCATTATCTCATTTTAACCTTTTCAAATATAGGTTTTAAGATCATATCAAATAACATATCATCATACTTTGTTGGGCTAAGTTTTACTATTTTCTCTACTATTGTAAAGCCAAGCAATACCCATTCCCAGTTTGCTGCCATCCATTCCATGTTACTTCTCCTTGTTTTCTAATTTTTTTAATCTTCTATTAATTTTATTTAAATCTTTTTTAGTAAATAAAGGTGGATGAGAATTTGCTTTTAAAGCTCCTACATCTTTTTCTAACACCTCGATATACTTTAAAGCCTTGCTTAGGTTTTTCTGAGATTGTTTAAATTTTTTATCTAACTCATTCGGCTTATTAACATAATCATCTATTTTTTTAAGATTATGTTTTCTTTGTATAGCTTTATAAATAGAATCAAATATTAATTTTACAATTAAACCTTGTATCATTCCTCATCCTTATGCAACATATATCCTAAGCAAAATGTTGTAAAAAATCCTGCCATAAAATAAAGCAAATCTCTAAAATGCTCCATCATTGCAAAATACCAACTAAGCTAATAGCTACTGTTAGTATAGTAAACAGAGTAAGTCCTATTGTTTTTAGCTTAACAATATCGTTTTCTGCTCTATTTAATCTACCATTTACTCTTTCTAAATGTTCAAAGTTTGCATCAACTTTTTCTTTAATATAGGCGAGATGAGTCATTACCTCACCTCTATACTCGTCAGTATTTTTTGTTTTCATTCCTCTCCTGCATACGAAGGAACTTGTCCTTCAAACCATTGCCAGACAATTCAGCAATGATCGTTACTAGGGTTTTAAAACTATTTTCTATACCTTTTTGCTCTAATTGTTGTTTTTTGCTATTATCTATCAATTTAATAATAATACCTTCAACACGAGTAAAAGATTCTCTTAATTCTTTTTGAAGTTCATCTTGTATAAATTTGTTTTGTTTTTGTATAAATAGCCAAAATGCTACAGCTACTACAAGAGGTACACCATATCTTTCTAATAACTCTAACCAATCCATTTAATATCCCATTAAAATATTATAAATAAAAACTACAGCATAAATACATAAAAACAATAATCCACCCCATATAACCATCATAATCCAAATTAGAATTATTTGGTCGAATGTACTTAACCTTTTATTACCTCTCCCCATAAACATGTTTTTCCATTTATGATTTGTATAATGTGAACTGTAAATAAACCTCTCTCAAAAAAGTCTACTATAGCAAAAGCATGACTCCAGTTAATTCTTCTATTACCAAGCCACTCATTTGCTTCTGCTGACATATCCTTTAAACATCCAATACTCCAAGCAGATTTTTGACCATCCATATGGGTAGCAGACATTTGTTGTAAGTCGTGCCAATGTCCATACATTATATTGCAACCAAGTTTTCTTAAATGGTTTGCTGTATGATATTGACCTCCATAGTGATGTCCATGATAAAAATTTAATTTTCCAATCTTTAAATACTTACCCATAGGATAATAATCATATCCTCTATCAGCCAAATTAACTGCATTAGCAAAGTTGTATTGAGGGATGTAAGGGTATTTAGAAACTGCAATATTAAGCCAATTATCATGATTCCCTTCTGTTATATATTTTTCCTTACAATTTGCCTTATCAAGGGATTCATCTATCATATCCATTCCCTTGTTTACATCTTTTATATCTTTTTTAAAATCCTTTATAAGAAACTCTAATGGTGGGGCTTTCTTATTTTTAAATTTCCAATGAGAGAAGCCTTCCCATTCACCAACATCTCCCAAATCGACATAAGCATCAGGCTTGACTATTTCTATAGTCTTTTTAAGCACATTTATTGCTTTTTGATCGTGTAGGGGAAAATGCTTATCAGGTGTAACGACAACTCTTTTAATGACTCCAAAGTCTTTGTTTGCCATACATTTCCTCTTAATTCTTTGAAGTAAGTTAATAATTTTTTATGAAAAATAAAAATTAGGCAAGGCTACGAATAATCTCACTAAGTTCTTGACTTCTAGTTGGAGTTTGTTTATGCCAAAGGGAATCGAGCATCTCATCTGCAGCTTCTTCGTATTGTTGTGTTTCTAGGTAATAAATGGTTTTTTTGAACATAGAAAATCCTGCAAGACCTAATTGATAACACATATTAACAACAACATCTTGAACTTCTTGAGGAGAGTCTAAATACCAATCAAATGTATCACAAATTCTGATTTGTAGTTTAGATAATTTTCTCATAAGTATTAAATCTGCAATATCTTCTTCTATTTCTAAGTCTTTTATAGCAAATCCATACCCTATGGTATCAAATCCTTCTGTGCATTTATAAACCCTAGACCTAAAGCCTTCATGCTTTTTAATCTCATTTATAAGATTCATTTTTTTATATTATTTTAATATTCTATGTAAAATACAAACTCTAAGTCATCTGTTGCTGCATAATCCATTGCTTCATTAGCTATTCCAGTAAAAAAAACACTAGTTGAATCAGATTCAGCCTCAAGAATCATAGGAAAATAATCTCTTGAATTACTTGCACCCATAAGACCTGAACTTGAATAAATAGCTGCACTTCCTGAGTCTTGAGATACAACAATTTGCTGAGCACTAAAATCAAGTTTAAATGCACCAAGAACCTTAGCAGCCTGCAAATTTGCATCTGT